GTTTTTGCAAGAGCCTGGGATGCCATCGAAGAATCAGGCAATCCCATTGCCAGCATTCCTGCCATCTGTCGAGAAATGCGCGAAGTCTGGGACTCATTGGGCAATCCCCAAGATGACATTGCGGATCTATGGAAAGACTAGAAGTAGATAAACAACAACCTTGCGCTCCGAGATGGGCTACGCCGCGCGATGATCGATATGAAACAGATGGTGGTCGGCTGGCGAAGGTAGCCGATCTCATGGGCTTCAATCTGTATTCGTGGCAAAGACTCGTCGCGGATGTCGGGCTTGAACGCGATGGCGACGCTTACCGATATCGCACTGTGGGGTGCGCTGTAGGACGTCAATCTGGCAAGAGCAAACTCATCGAGGTTCGCATAGCGTATGAACTTCTGCAAGAACGACGTGCTGTCGCCTACACAGCACAAGACCGAAACATGGCGAAGCTGAAGTGGGATGAACATGTGCATGATCTGCAGTCATCTCCTCTTGGCAAATACATCCAGAAGGTGCAACGCACCAACGGATCAGAGCGTCTCTACATGAAGAACGGCTCAACCTATTCCATCGTGACACCGAACGACAAAGGCGCGCGTGGAATGAGTTTAAATCTCATGGTCATCGATGAAGCACTCAGCCATCCGCTATCGCTGATCGCAGCTCTACAGCCAACACTTGCTACTCGTCGCAATGGTCAACTCTGGCTTCTATCAAATGCTGGTATTCCTGGCGAATCAGAACTCTTGCAGCACTATCGCAACATCGGACATTCTGGCATTCAAGACAAGAACAATCCGCTTGCCTGGTTCGAGTGGTGTCCAGCCGAGGATAAGTTTGATTTCATGGATGAAGCAGTATGGAGGCAAGCAATTCCCAGTCTCGGTGAATCACATGGCGTTCTGATTGAGGCGGTGCGTGAAGCCGCGTTGACTAATAGTCCAGACATCTTCATGAAAGAGTGGCTCAACGTCTGGCCAGCGCAAGAAGCTGCTCAGGTCGTGCCGACAGAACTCTGGGATTCATTGGCTGATACTGGCGTAGTCAACAACAATCGCATTGTGCTCGGGGTCGATATATCGCGCGAACGTGACAAAGCATCGATAGGTGCATCATCACTGGTTGCAGGCATGACTCCAGTGGAAGTCGTCGAAGCGCGTGATGGCGTTGGCTGGCTTGTGCCACGATTGATCGAGATTGCGAAAAGGTGGAAAGCACCAGTCGTCATTGATTCAGGATCGCCTGCTGGATCGATCATTGGCGAAGTCGAGAATGCAGGCATCAAGGTCATCGCTATTGGCCTTCGTGATTACGCACGCGCCTGCGGCAGCTTCTTTGATGGCGTGCAGAATCGCACCATCTGTCATCTCGATGATCCGAACCTGCGTGATGCCATTATTGGCTCGACCAGGCGTAGGCTTGGCGATGCATGGGCGTGGAATCGTCAAAGCACGACAAACATCACGCCTCTAGTCGCAGTCACATTGGCGCGGTATGGCGTCGTCAATGAACCCGAAGAAAAGCCAGTGGCAAGGAGCAAAATCTACTGATGAAAAAATACATGGGATCGATCGTTCAAGTCATTGGAGCAGGTGTTCTGGTTGTCGCAGCATCTCTTGTCTCGACTATCGCTGCGGTATCATTAGCAGGGATTCTTATTCTTCTCTTTGGGATTGCGCTTGAACGGAGACTATTCTGATGCTTGGCCGACTCTTGAAGCGACAAATCCAACCAAACACTGTTTATACATCAAGCGGTTACGTCGATTCGCTTGGTCGCGTTGGACGATTCTTTCAAGGATCATGGTCAGCGACTTACGTTGACGGAAAAACAGCTCTAGGCATTCCTGCAATCTGGCGCGGTGTCACCTTGATTGCAGATGCAATCGGTGCACTTCCGATTCATGCCTATCGTCAGGGCGAACTTGTTTATCGAACACCAAAGATTCTTGATCGTCCAGTGCCAACCGAGACGCGCATGGAAACCTATGCGGCAATGGCAGCATCGTTGATCGTGCATGGTAACTATGTCGCAGTACTTGGAGAACCTGGTGCTAATGGGTTGCCAGAGTATTTCTACCCTGTAGAAGTCGATCGTGTTCAAGTATCACGCGAAAGCGATGGACGCATCGTGTATCGCATCGATGAGAAGGTTTATGACAAATCAGAGATTCTGCACATCAAGTATTTCACCATGCCAGGATCACTTGTTGGCGAAGGCATCTTAGCCGCACAAAAGCAAGCAATCGGCAAAGGCATTGCGATCAACGAATATGCATCACGTTACTTTGACGGCGGTGTTCTTCCATCTGCAGTGATTAAGTCCAGTAATCCAGATCTCAGTCAAGAAGAAGCAGACGCACTGAAGACCGCGTGGATGTCGATGTATAGCGCACGCAATCGAGCACCGGCAGTGCTCAATGCATCCACCTCATTCGAGGTGCTATCTAGCAACGCGCAAGAATCGCAACTGATCGAAGCGCAACAGCAATCACTTGTTGAGGCTGCCAACATTCTTGGCCTGCCTGCTTATTATCTAGGCGCACCTAACTCATCACGCACCTACACCAACGTCGAACAAGAGAATCTGCAACTGGTTCGTTGGTCGATTCAGCCAATCGCAGAACGCATCGAGCAAGCGATGAGCGATCTTCTTGTTCGCGGTCAGTATGCAAAATTCAACTATGACTCATTACTTCGAACCGACACGTTGAGCCGCTATCAAGCGCACAAGATTGCTATCGAGGCAGGATTCTTGACGATTGATGAAGTTCGTGAATACGAAGATTTAGAATCTATGGATGAAGCGACCGAAGACTATATCGAGGACGCACCTGAAATGGACGAAGAAGAGCAACAACCTGCTGAGATCGGAGATGAAGAAAATGCAGACCTTTGAGAAACGATTTCTGTCTGCTGACCTAGAACATCGAGCAGAAGGTGATGGTCGCACCATCTATGGCATCGCAGTCCCGTATGACGTCGAGATGCGTGTCTCTAGCGATACAACCGAAGTCTTCCGTCAGGGTGCATTCGCTGACGTTCTTCGAGCACCGCATCGAGTTAAATTACTTCGTGGCCATGATGCAAAGGCTTATCCACTAGGCCGAGCGACATTGCTGCGCGAAACCGACAAAGGCCTTTATGCCGAATTCAAGATTAGCAAGACACGCGAAGGCGATGAAGCTCTTGAACTCATCAAGGATGGCGCACTGGATCAACTTTCAATCGGCTTCATGCCACTGAAGAATCGCAAGCGTGCTGATGGTGTCATCGAGCGGATCAAGGCACATCTTGCCGAAGTGTCATTGGTGACCTTCGGTGCTTATGGCGACTATGCAATGGTGTCGGGTACACGCGCAGAAGATCGTCCGACTACACCGCGTCTTGACGCAGCATCGGAGATTTTGAAGAAACTGCGTGGCTGATGCCCTACTCGATTGTCAACGATCATCCAGATTGTGAAGGCTTCGCAGTCATCAAAGATTCATCACGCGAAGTTATGGGCTGCCATAGAACTGAGGCTCAGGCACAAGATCAACTGACCGCGCTTAACATTGCAGAATATGGCAACCGAGAACTGCCAGAAAACTATAGGCCAGCATCTAGCGATGATGTGCCAGAAGGTCGCAACTGCGGCAACTGTTACTTCTATGAAGCAGGCTATTGCGAACTGTGGGATGAGAATGTGCAAGCTGACTATTACTGCAATCGATGGGCGCAAGTGATTGAGCGTCAGGAAAGTTATGCTCCAACAGCATCAATGCAGGCAGAAGCTCGTCGTGGCCTTGCCTGGCGACGTGAACTTGGTCGCGGTGGCACTGCTGTCGGACTGGCGCGCGCACGCGATATCGCAGGCGGCAAGAACTTACCTTTAGACACAATCCGAAGGATGGTCAGTTATTTTGCACGCCATGAAGTCGACAAAGAGGCGCAGGGCTTTAGACCTGGAGAAGATGGCTATCCATCGAACGGGCGAATCGCCTGGGCATTATGGGGCGGCGATGCTGGTAAGTCATGGGCGAATCGCATCTCCAAAGCAAATGAGACGCGACTAGATCATGCGCGTAACATCCTCGATATCTTGCGAAAAT